GAATGAACATCTCTGGCCCAGCTGCGGTTGCTAAGCCAGAGATGCTTTTTTATGCGCCGGGAGATTTGACGGTTACACCGCAGGAAGCGGTGGACGGCTTTTGCAGAATGCTGGAGAGCTTCAGCGAACGGTAATCATCCGCTGAAATGCCCTCTTATGGGGCTGTCAGGTTAAAAATTGAAGATTTTTCGCAGAAGGTGTACATCTGATTGCACACCTTCTTTTTTTCCCTTGATTTTCTCCGAGTTATGTGTATAATAGAGCTATCAGGAACGCTTGTTCCAGATAGGAGATGCGTACAATATGAGAAGCAAGAGCGAGGAGCTTATGCTCCGCATCCTGGAGTACATCGAAAGCTACTTCGAACGGTATTCTTCTACCCCCACCGTCCGGGAGATCGCCGGAGCCATGAAGATCGCGGTTTCCTCCGCACACAGATACCTGGTGGCTATGGCGGAAAAGGATATGGTTTTCTACGAAAACGGTACGCTCTCCACACCGAAGATCCGGCGGATGAATCCGGCGGTGAGCCCTGCCGCCATTGTCGGTTCCATCCCCTGCGGCTCGCCGGAGGAAAAGGAAGCCCAGGTGGAGGAATACCTGCCTCTGTCCGTTTCCTTCTTTGGAAAGGGGGACTTCTACGCCCTCCGCGCCTCCGGCAGCTCCATGGTTAATGCACAGATTGACGATGGGGATTTGGTTATCATCCGCCAGCAGCACACCGCCCAGATTGGGGAGATCGTCGTTGCCCTCACCGACGAGGACAAGAACACGCTGAAGCGGCTCTTATATGACGATGACCGGCAGAGCTATTACCTCCACCCGGAGAACAAAGACATGGAGGATATCTATGTATCCGGGCTTCGGGTACAGGGCGTAGCCACCCATGTGATCAAAGCCCTTTGACGGAGGTATTGCCCATGCAGAAAAAATATGTGTCCGTCAACGCGGAGGTGGATACGGACGGCGTGATCCGCCCGCTTCTTATCCGCTGGCATGACGGCAGACAGTGGGAGGTGACAAAGGTGCTTCATACCTGCACTGCTTCTCACGATGAGTTTGAAGGCGTCCGCTACACCGTCAAGATCGGTCGTGCGGTAAGATATTTGTATCGGGAGGGTCAGCGCTGGTATGTTGACCGCTCCCCATAGGAGGTGTTTGTGAGACATGAGGATTTTTTCCTATGAGGAACTCGATGAATTGGGCGAAGGCTTGATTCGCCAATATCTCGGGAAGGAAGCGGAGCGCACCTGCTGCGTGGACATCGAGGGGTTCGTCACGGACTTTCTGAAGCTGCCCCTGCTGTACCGCAGCTTTGCCGAGGAGGACAGCGACAAGATCGGCTTCATTGCGGACGGCGTGACCCCTCTGTGCGTCTGTGAGAATGGAGCTGTTGCCCGGCGCGTGTATCCCAGAGGAACCATCGTGATCGAGCGCTGCCTGCGGCAGGAGCACGAAAGCGGCAGGCGGCGCTTCACCATCAGCCACGAGTGCGCCCACTACATCATGGACAGGGCGGTTCCCAGCGCCGCCTTTCACCGCGAGTTTGACGGGGAGCGCGCCTACACGCAGGAGGACTTCAAAAACCTGTTCAGCTTTCGGGAGACGCAGGTAGACCGCATGGGCGCAGCCCTCCTGATGCCCCGCTTCATGGTTCGCAATGTAGTTTCCATGCACGGATGCACAGACCGCATCCCCGTATATGGGGACAGCGTTCTGCGGACAGCGGACAAGCTCCGAATCAAACAGATGGCCAACGCCATGGGCGTGTCCTTCTCCGCATTTCTCATTCGTCTCCGGGAGCTGGGCTGTCTGTGTTACCGCCCGCTGGCGGAGTACATCACGGAGGAAATGGGGTTGGGACAGGACGGTGGCGCAGGATGAGAAAAGCAAGCGCTCCCCGTAAGCTCTCGCCGGATGTGTCACGCAGGCTGTCCAATTCCCGCAGGCAATCCGCCGCGCTGACCCTCCGGGAGATCCACTGCCCCTTTTGCAGCTTTCTGGTGGAGAAGGTGTTCTCCGACGCAGCTGGACACAAAATGGTCTACTGCCGAAAATGCAAGTCGGAGTATCCCATCAATCTGGGCTGCTTCCGCAGGATGAAGGCGAAACAGGCCGTCTGCCGCCTGCTTTCCGGAAAACCGAGGCAGAAAAGATAAACTGAATACAAAAACCGACTTTTAATCGAGCAAGCGGAGAGAATCAGATTCGTTCTGAGGAGACTGCCAAGCGCCGTACAAAGTCAGACTGAACCAGTAAATGGGTTCGGTCTGCTTTGACGGCGCTTTTTTGCTGCCCGATTTCTTTGTACGGCGTTGAAAGTCCTTTCCCGGCTTGGCTCGGGAAAGGACTTTTTCCATGAAACGCCGCTTTGAACAATACATCTGCCGCTACCCGTGAGCTCCGAATTTTTGATTTCAACCAAATTCAAAAATTCAAAGGAGATCACGGCATGAAAACATTAAAGGAGTTCGATTACGACCTTTGGGCAATCGAGGAAAACGGCAGAAAGAGGTATTTCGCCAGAATCAAGGCCACCGGCGAGGAAACGGAGGTCAGCCTTGAGGTGATGCGGCTGCTGCTCCGTCAGGAAAAGCAGATGCGCCGGGAGTACGCAAAACAGCAGACCATCGGGCCGGTTCTGAGCCTTGACGCCATCCGCGACGGCGGAAGCATGGATGAGGCCGCATGGCTGCTGGATACGCGGCAGCGCATCGACTCCGAGGTGCTCACGGCAGAACTCACAGACGCATTCTGCAAAACGCTGACGGACAGCCAGCGTTCGATCTTTCGGGAATGCCTCATCGAGGGGAAAAGCCAGACTGCGTATGCTGCGGAGCACGGCATTAGCGTCCCTATGGTCAACAAGCAGATTCGCGCCATCCGGGGAAAGGCAAAAATATATTTTTCCTGATGGTTAAAATTCCTCAAAAAAATGTCCATTGAAAGGTGAGAGGACAAATCTCACCGCAAGGGATACGGAGATTCAGTTTTCTCAGAGCCGCAAGGCTCAGCGAACCTTGAAAACTGAATATCCAGGCATCAGGCACATTCCCAACGCTATGGGCTGAACCCCTGAGCCGCTTTCGTGGGTGCGCCACGACCCCAGACGGGCGAGCGATACAACTTACACGATAAAAGCCGGGCTGCTCCCGGTGGAGGCGATGACAGGTGTTGGGGACAATGATACTTCCGTAATTCGCGGCCCGGCCACAATGAAGGCGGGGAGGTTAGATTCCTATGGAGCGGTGCAGCACACCGCCGCCTGATGTTCTCCCTGCTCTCGGGGCGTCGAGGACAAATTGAGAGCGGACATACCCGAAAAACGAAACAATCTATAAGACAAGGAGATACAAAAGATGAATTGTCAGGAGAAATACAACAGCGAGAGGTATCTGGATATGACCTGCTTTCTCGCTTTGAGGAATATCGAAAGAAAAGAAAGAAAGGAACGGAGAAACCGCATGAAGGAAAACTGGATTTACCGCAGGGGCGACGTGTACCTCGCCAACCTCGACCCGTATATCGGCTCGGAGCAAGGCGGCACACGCCCAGTCGTAGTGTTGCAGAACAACACCGGCAACTACTACTGCCCCACGCTTATCATCGCACCCATCACGTCCAAGGCGGGCAAGAAGCCGTCCCAGCCCACCCACTACTATGCGGAGCGTATCCACGGGTTGGATGTTCCCGGCATGGTGCTGCTGGAGCAGATCAAGACCATCGACAAGCGGCGCGTGAAGAAGTACATGGGCAGAATGACCCGGCAACAGATGGATGAGATCGGGGAGGCCATCGAAAACGCCCTCGGGCTGTACGTTCCCGAAGAAATGGAGGCTCCATGATGAATCCCGTATTGACCATCGACCCTGAATTTGAGGCAAAATGCCCGCCGCTGACCGGGGATGAGCTTTCCCAGCTGGAAGAAAACATCTTGGAGGAAGGGCTGGTGCTCATGCCCCTCATTGTCTGGAACGATACGATTGTGGACGGTCACAACCGCTACCGTATCGCGCAGGCGCATCCGGGTATCGAGTTCCGCACCCATGAAAAGCAGTTCAACAACCGCTACGAAGCCCTTTCCTGGATTTGCAAGAATCAGCTTGGGCGGCGAAATCTGACACCCCAGCAGAAGAAATATCTCATAGGCGAACGGTATGACGCTGAGAAAAAAGCACACGGCGGAGACCGTAAAAGTGGGCAGGTAAAATCAACGGTTCAAAACGAACCGTTGATTTCTTCACACATGACCCGTGCTCAAATAGCTGAGGATACAAAAACGAGCGAGAGCTATGTTATGCGGGCAGACCTATACGCCAAAGGCGTAAATGCCGCTGAAGAAGTGCTTCCGGGCATCAAGAATGACCTGTTGCTCGGAAAGTTTAAGCCCAGAGAAACCGATGTGGCGGCTGTCGCCCGCGCATCTCCGGAGGAGCGCCGGGAAAAAGCGGAACAGCTCAGGGTGATCCCGGAAAAGAAGCCCAAAGCAGATAAGGAGTCTGCCCGGAGCGGCACAAAGCGCCAGCAAGAGGTTTATGCGACTATCGACAAAAGCTACGAGGATATGAAGGACTCCAAGCGCGTCACGGAGGATTCGGCACTGGTAAGCCTGCGCTATACGGCGCGGAACATGGTCGAGACATGCGACGTGCTTTTTACGAACTTCCCCGGTCTATTGGAAAAGCCGGACTACAAAGATCAGGTCATTGAAATCATGCAGGAGCCAAAACAATACATTCTCAAATTGGAAGGAGAAACAGACAATGAACAGCATTAAGACACTCTACAAGCTGATGGAGGTCAGCAGCCGGGATTTGGAGATTCCCGATGCGTACCAGCGCAAGCTGAACACCGAGCGTGTGGCAAAGATCGTGGCCGGGTTCAATGAGCGTATCGCCAACGAACCGAAGGTTAGCTTTCGTGACGGTCACTATTATGTGTTTGACGGGCAACATACCATCATGGCGCGCAAGCACATGAACGGCAATGCCGACCTGCCAATCCTCTGCAAGGTGTACTATGGCATGACAGAACAGGATGAAGCGCTGCTGTTTGCTATGCAGACAGGCGATTCTGCGGCCCTGACGCCCAGTGCAAAGCTCCGCGCCAATCTTCGCGGAGAGGATAAGGCGTCGGGCGAGTTCTATGCCGCCACCGAGGAAGCGGGGCTGCATATGGGCTTTGAGCGGGGCGGCGGCACGGGTCGCATCCTCTGCATCAATACCGCCTTTGCGGAGTTCAGGCGCGCCGGGGCGGAGCTTTATAAGGAAGCGCTGACCATCCTGCTGGAAGCCTGGGGCGGCGACCCTGATTCCCTCCGAGCCGAGGTGATTCAGGGTATCGTCCACTTCGTGGAGCTGTACCACGGCGAGTACGACCGGGAGCGGCTCATTTACAGCCTCCGCGCCTACGAGCCCAAGTTTATTTACGCGGCGGGCAAGGCGGAAAAGGAGCTTCGGGGCGTAAAGCGCTACGTCAACCTGTTCTACCGCATCTACAACGGCAGGCGCAAGCATTCGACCCTTCCCATGAAGTTCTGAGGGAAGGTTCTTTTTATCCGCATCGAGGCCGGAAACCATGGGGCTGTGGTTCGTCACAGCCCTATTCTTCTGCCCTCGGCTCGGGCTCATAGATTTATATATCCAATCATAACCATGGAATAAACAAAACAAGGAGGTATGGCATGGACGCATATACGGCATCCGATATGGATGTTCGCACCGTTGACCACAATACGCTGGTGGATATCCGCGACGTAAAGGTCAACACGGCGCTGCCCAAGCGGGAGCGTATTTTGGATTTCATCCGTCAGATCGGCAACCCCTACTGCTACCGGCATGGGAAATATGTGGTCAGGGTCAGCTTCGCCGATACGGATGTTTCATTGGAGGACAGACTGGAAGCATATATCCGCGCAAAGGGCTGATCCTGCGACATCCTCGACAGTCCTGCGCAACGCAGGGTACAATTTTGGAGGAAAGGAGCTGGCAATATGCAACACAACACCGAAACAAAAATCTGGAACGCCACGCTTTACCTCCGGCTGTCGAGGGACGATGGGGATAAAGAGGAATCCAACAGCATCACCGGGCAGCGGGAGCTGCTGCGTGACTTTATCCGAACCCGCCCGGAGCTTCGGGAATACGCCGTCAGGATCGACGACGGCTTCACGGGCTCCAATTTCGAGCGTCCGAGCTTTAAGAAAATGCTGGAGGACGTAAAGGCGGGACGCACCAACTGCATCATCGTAAAAGACCTCTCACGCTTTGGCCGAAATTATCTGGACGCTGGCGAATACATCGAGAAGATATTCCCATTTTTAGGCGTGCGGTTCATCGCCGTCAACGACAACTACGACAGCCTCGGTGGGAAAAACGCTTCGGACGAGCTTGTCATCCCGTTCAAAAACCTTATAAACGAAGCCTACTGCCGGGATATTTCCGTGAAAGTCCGCACCCAGCTTGAGGTCAAGCGCAAGAGCGGCCAGTATATCGGCGCGTTTGCCGTGTACGGCTATCTGAAGGACGAAACAGACAAAAACCGTCTGGTGGCAGACGAATACGCTGCGGACGTCGTGCGGGATATCTTCAAATGGAAGCTGGAGGGCATGAGCCCGCAGGATATCGCCGCCCGATTGAATCACAGCGGCGTGCTTTCGCCCATGGAATACAAAAGATCGCTGGGCATGAGGTTTGCCACCTCCTTCAAGGCGAACCCGCAGGCGGCATGGTCGGCCAACGCCGTGCTGCGTATCCTGAAAAATCCGGTCTACACAGGCATACTCATTCAGGGAAAAGAAACCACACCCAGCTACAAGGTGCGAAAGCGCGTCACAAAGCCGGAAAGCGAATGGGCAATCGTTTCGGACGCCCACGAAGCCATCATTGAGCGCCGGGACTTTGACAGCGTACAGAAGGCGCTCTCATTGGATACCCGCCGCAGCCCCGGCGACAGCGCGGTGCAGCTTTTCAGCGGGATGGTGTTCTGCGGCGAGTGCGGCGCAAGCATGGTGCGCAAGACTGTCCCCTCCGGGAAGAAGAAATACGTCTACTACGTCTGCGCCGCCCACAAGCAGGATAAATCCTGTTCGCCCCACCGGATGCGTGATGAAGCGCTGGAGCAACTGGTTTTGGACACGGTAAAGCAGTATATCCGGTACGTGGTTGATCTGGACGATATTCTTGCCATGACGGATACCGCCCCCCTGAGAACCGCAGAAGCCCAGAAGGTGCAGCGGCAGCTTGACAAGAAACGCTCTGAGCATGAACGCCTCCAGAAGCTGCTCATGTCCCTGTATGAAAGCCTTGCAGACGGCATCATCGACCGGGACGAATACGCAAGGCTCAAGCAGAATTACGCAGGACGCTGCGCCGAGTGCGAAAAGCAGATGGACGCCTTGCAGGAGACCCTTACGCAGATCGGGGAGCACGGCGGCGGGCACCGGGAGTGGATGGCGCAGTTCAGAAAGCACCTGAACATCACGGAATTGGAGCGCAGCATCGTTGTGGCGCTGATCGACCGCATCCTCATTTACAGGGATAACCGCGTGGAAGTCCGCTTCCGCTTTGCGGACGAATTTGCGTGGCAGACGGATATACTGCGCCGGGCGCAGATCAGAGAGGTGGTATAAGTGGCAAGAACGAAACGAAAGACAAACCCGGTCATTCCGGCGGCAGAAGCTCCCGCACAGGCGCAGAAGCAATACCGCGCCGCCGCCTATGCCCGCCTTTCCGTGGAGGACAGCGGCAAACCCGGCGCGGATACCATAGAGGGACAGAAAGCGCTGCTAACTTCTTTTATTGAAAGCAGTTCCGATATGGAGCTTGTAGCCCTGTTCTGTGATAACGGACGAACAGGCACGGACTTTGACCGTCCTCAGTTTGAAAAGATGATGGAGGAAGTACGCAAAGGGCATATAGACTGCATCGTGGTCAAAGACCTATCCCGCTTTGGCAGAAACTACAAGGAAACCGGCAACTATCTGGAGCGCATCTTTCCATTCCTGGGCGTGCGCTTCATCGCCGTCAACGACGGCTTTGACACCCTCACCGCCCGGCGGGGCGCGGACGGTTATCTGGTTCCGCTGAAAAATCTCATCAACGAGGTTTACAGCAAGGATATTTCCAGAAAGTCCGGCTCCGCGCTGGCGGCGAAGCAGAAAAACGGCGATTTCATCGGGGCTTGGGCTCCCTACGGCTACCGCAAGCGTGAGGATAATCCCCACAAGCTGGAACCGGACGAAGCGACGGCTCCCATCGTCCGGCAGATATTCCGGTGGCGCGCCGAGGGCGTGAGCTTCACGCAGATCGCAAGGCGGCTCAACGATGAGGGCGTACCTTCCCCCTCCGCCTACCTGTACAATACCGGTGTATGCAAAACAGAAAAGTATAACGGCGTGAGATGGTATGTTCAGACGGTCAAAAACCTTCTGTCCCGGCAGGTGTACATCGGACACATGGTGCAGGGAAGGAAGCGGCAGTCCTTCTACGAAAACCGGGGGCAGTATAAGAAGCCAAAAGAGGAATGGATCGTCGTTGAAAATACCCACGAGCCGCTGATCGACCGGGAGACCTTTGATAAGGTTCAGGCTCTTGCACAGCAAAAGAACGATGAATACTTTGAAAAGCTCGGCAGGTTCACGCATCTGGAAACCACCGAAAACATCCTCAAAGGGCTGGTCTACTGCGCCGACTGCAAGCGTCCGCTGGTGCGGTACAAGAATGTGAGCCACGAAAAAAAGCTGTGGTACACCTTTATCTGCCCGACCCACGCCAACGACATTGGCAGCTGTCCGCTGAAAAACATCCGGGAGGACGCACTGTTCCCCATGCTCCTGCAAGCTATTCAAACCCAGATCGCCCTTGCCGCCGATATGGAAGCCATTGTCCGCAAACTAAACGGCTCGCCAAAGTACAAAAAGCAGACCGCAACGCTGCAAGGCAAACTGGATGCGGCAAAAAGGGCGCTCAAGCGCTGCAACAGCCTTTACGACAGCTTGTATCAGAGCTATGTGGATCAGCTCATGACCGAGCAGGAGTATATGACGCTGAAGCGTCGCTACAAATCAGAAGCCGAGGAAGCGGAGAGGCTGATCGAGGCTCTGACCCGCCGGCAGGCGGCGGAAGCGGCGCACACGCCGGAGAATCCGTTCCTTGCGGCCTTCGGCAGCTTCCGGGGCGCGGATGTTTTGACAAAAGAAATTGCGCAGGCGCTGATTGAGCGTGTGTATGTGGACGGGAACAGCAATATCGAGATTGTGTTCCGTTACCGGGACGAATACAAGGAGCTCTGTACATATCTGGAAGGGAGGAAAACTGACGCATGAAAACGGCGATGTATCTTCGCATATCCAGCGAGGATGAGGATTTGCGAACCGGCGAAAAGAACGAATCCGAGAGCATATCCAACCAGCGTAGCCTCCTTCGGGAATATGTATCCGGTCATGCGGAGCTGGCCGGCTCTGAAATATTGGAGTTTTGTGACGACGGCTGGAGCGGTACGAACTTCGAGCGTCCCGCGGTAAAGGAGCTTTTGGAGCAGGTCAAGCGCGGGCAGATCAACTGCATCCTGGTCAAAGATCTTTCCCGCTTTGGCCGTGATTATCTCACCGTGGGAGACTACATCTCCCGCGTGTTCCCGTTCCTCGGTGTGCGCTTCATTTCCGTCAACGACGGCTTTGACAGCAGCAATCCGCTGGATATCGACAGCCTTGATACTTCTTTTCGGACGCTGATCTACGACCTGTACAGCCGTGACCTCTCCCGCAGGGTCAAAAGCGCAAAAAAGGCCAGAGCCGAGCGCGGGGCGTTTCTCAGCCCCTATGCGCCTTACGGGTATGTCAAAGACCCGGAGGACAAAAATCATCTTCTGGTAGATGCCGAAGCCGCCGATGTGATACGGCGCATCTTCCAAATGGCAGCAGACGGTGCAAAGACATGGCAGATCGCGGCGGCTCTGAACGGTGAGGGCGTAAGCTCTCCAAAGAACTACAAGGTTGAAGCCGGCTGCACAAGAACGCCGTGGCGCAGCATCCGGGAAGATAACTTCTGGACGGGCAATCTGGTCGCAAAGCTCCTGCGGGACGAGCGGTATATTGGAAAGACGGTGTACGGCAAGCGAAGCCGGGACATTGTAGGCAGCACCCACACAGTCAAAATCTCCCGCAATGATTGGGTTATCGTCCCCGACAGGCACGAGGCCATCGTGCCGGAGGTGCTGTTTGAAAAAGCACAGGCTTGTATGCGGGAATACAGGGAGCGAGAAGTCATGACGGGCGGCGGGAATCCGCTGAAACGTAAGGTAATCTGCGGCGTATGCGGCCATACCATGCAGCGGGACAGCAGAAAGAACGCCTCCTACCGCTGCGTCATGAAAAGGCTGAATACCGGCTTTGACTGTTCGGAGGAAAGAGTCCCGGAGGCCGATATTCTGGAAGCCGTGGTTGATACCATACAGGTCTACGCTCAATACGCCGTCAGTATAGACAGGCTTCTGCAAACAAGGCAGGAGCAGCGGCAGCTTGACCGCAAACAGGCGCAGCGACAGTTGCAGACCCTCCAGAGCCGGAAAGCCCAGCTTGACAAGCGGCTGCAAGACCTCTATGAACGGCTGGTGGAGGGCGAAATCTCTCGCGAGAGCTTCGCGGCGCAGAAGAAAGCTCTGACGGCGCAGGCAGAGGAAATCACCCGCATGGTCTTGGAGCTGGAGCGCAAAATAAGCGGCAGTGACGACGGCAGCAGCGCCGTAATCGAGCATTTCAAAAGCTATGCCGGGATTATGGCACTGACCAGGGAAATCTCAATCGAGCTGCTGCACTCCGTCACCATCTACCCGGACGGGCGCATGGATATCCGGCTGAACCTTGCCGATGAGATTGAAGTTGTGATGGAAGCCTTGCGCCGGGAATCCTGCACGGCGTGAATTTGTTAGTCCTTTCTGTACAGCAGCCGATGAGGGCATCTCCGGAACCAGCCTCAAAAAGAGAGCGGAGTTCAATAAGATGATCACCGCCTGCAAGCGTGGCCGCATCGACTTCATCATCACGAAGTCCCTCTCCCGCTTTGCCCGAAACACGGTGGATTGTCTGGATACGGTCCGACTTCTTAAAGCCAATGGCATCGGCGTGTACTTTGAAAAGGAGAATATCAATACTCTTACGGAATCCAGTGAGTTCCTGGTTACCCTGTTCAGCGGCTTTGCCCAGGCAGAGTCTGAGTCACTCAGCAAAAATGTTGCATGGGGCAAAGAGAAAAGCGCAAAGGCAGGCAATGTCCACTTTCAATATAAGAAAATGCTGGGCTACCGCAAGGGCGAGGACGGCCAGCCGGAGATCGTGCCGGAGGAAGCCACAATCGTCCGCCGCATCTACCGCAGGTATCTGGACGGCTGCACATTAGGTAAGATCAAACGGGAGCTGGACGAGGACGGTGTTCCCACAGCCCAGGGTGTGGAGTGCTGGTCACCCGCCATCATCCATAACATTCTGACCAACGAAAAGTACATTGGGGATGCTCTGCTGCAGAAAACCTATGTTACGGACTGCCTCTCCAAGAAGGTTCGAAAAAACCGCGGTGAGCGCGTCATGTACTATGTTGAAAACAACCACCCCGCCATCATCTCAAGAGAGGCATTCGATCTGGTGCGGAAAGAAATGACGCGCCGCTCCAGCAAGCGAAAGGTGCTGCAAAAGAGCGGCAAGACGGAACTCGGAAAATATTCCGGCAAATACGCCCTGACGGAACTGCTGGTGTGCGGTGAGTGCGGTTCCCCCTACAAGCGGGTGACATGGGCCAGAGACGGAAAAAAGCGCATCGTCTGGCGGTGTGTCTCCCGGCTGGAGTTCGGTACAAAATACTGCCATGCCTCGCCTACGCTGGATGAAGGCAAGCTCCACAGTGCCATCCTCAACGCCATGAACGAGTACGCAGCCATCCGGCAGGAGGTCTGCCCCGATGTGCTGGCGATGGTGGAGGAAGCCAAGCAGGCGCTGACTCAGACCGGTACAAAACTGCTGACGCTGAAGCGCCGCCTTGACGAAGTCAGCCATGAGCAGGCTGATCTGCTGGACATGCTGCTGTCCAACATGGCTGACGCTGATCTGAACGCCAGAATGAAAGCCCTGACGGATGAGAAAGCGTCTCTCAAGGAACAAATTTTAGAGGCCCAGCAGGAAGAAGTCGGTCTGGAAGAACAAGTTGCCAAGCGCCAGCAAATGTGGGACAGCTTGATCGAATGCAGCGAGGGCTACACGGAGTTCGACGATGAGTTCGTCCGGCAGATCATTCAGAAGATCACGGTCGAGGACGCCGACACAATCCGCATCCAGTTTAGAGACTCCGATGTGGTGCTCGAGCAAGGATTACAATAAAAAGGAAAGGCGAAAAAAGATGGCAATTTTTATGACCGACACCCACGGTGATTTTGGTAGGCTCCGCCCTGCGGCATTCCGTGAGCAAGGCGACCTGAGCAAAGACGATTGTCGCTGTCGCTTGTTCGGACACTGCCGAGACAACCGCGTGAGCAAAGTCAAGCCCATCCTGCGGATCGTGCAGATCTGCCAATATCCCTACAGGCAGGCAGTAAAGGAAAGAGCGGCGCAGCGCCGCTTTTTCCTTTACTGCTTTGCGACAAAAACGGCAAAATGAGCCAGTGAAAAGGTTATTTGGCAGTTGCCATCAATAAGTTTCGACAGAGTAGAAAACCGGATAACGGCCCACGGATGTAGCGGATCTGTTGGAAAGGTAGAAGAATGCTTTAGATGCTTCCTTTTGATAGACTGTGGATCTGCAGCCTGCTATACTGGAAGCAACAAAAGAACAGGAGTGGATAGCGATATGGACACGCTAATGGAATTCAGCATTCAAGGTGACATCTTCTTTTTCTATGATACATTGTCAGATGAAGAAAAAGAAACCGTTCGCAAGTGCATGCGGGAAAAGTACAAAGGTCATATAGTAGCCAATCCAAAAATTGATGAATTTTTAGAAGGTCTCGAACGTGATCATGGCATTAAGCTGAAAAGGCTGTCGGTAACGAGTGTCATTGCGGTGTGAGCGCGAAACAGACTTGAACAACCCCAGCAAGAATGAATACCGAATCGCAAGAGAAACACTGGACAAAGTAGGCTGAGATGTGGACTACATCATCCCCCTCTGCTGCCCCAGCAGCATTCAGGACACATTCAGCGGCGGCCTATTCCGACGGGATGCCCTGACAGACTTTCTCGATGAGGTTCGAGAGCGATGCCGATTCCAATACTGGTTTTTCGGACACTACCACGAAAACATGGCGGGGGAGAAAAAGTTCATAATGCTGTACAAGCAGATCATCTGGCTGGGATAAAAGCCATCGGCACAACGACTTGTTACCCGTTGTGCCGATGACTTTTATTTCAGAATTGCTTCTTATGACCTCTCTCCCCACCCCGATTCAATTATTTATTTATACTTGAACTATTTACATTTTATGGTTCAAATGATAAGATGTAATTGAATTAACCAAGGAGGTGCTATTATGTCGAGGCAATTCGATCAATACATGGAAGATAAATTTGAGTATCAGGGTGAGCTCAAGTCATTGATTTACCCGACTTCGTTTTCTGAGCTCGTCTCTGCTTTGGAAATCAGAGATACACTGCAAGCAATAATTGACTCCGCTACACGAGAAGAAGACCCCTCTGGGTATAAGGAAATGAAGGAACAGCAAAACGATTATATCCAAGAGTACCTGAATTCAATCGGTGATTTTGATAACAGCATTCTCATCTCAAATATTATCTACCTTGCCAAATCTAACGGCATCCGGCTGGGAGAATTGGAAAAGATGCTTGGTATTAGCACGGGCTATATTTCTCGCACAGCGAAGGAAAATACGAATAAACGCCTAAGCATTGATGTTGTTTGGAAAATAGCAAATTTCTTTGATTTAGGTATTGATGATTTAGTCAATCAAAATCTTCAAATTCCTTCGGAAACCTCTGCTCTACTTTGCAAGTTCATCAAAAAGCTGGTATCGCAAACCATAACGGGTGAAATTGAATGGAAGTGCGAAGGCGGCGGTATATGCGATTGCGACCCACTGCTCCTGAGTCTACCGCTTTTCTCAAAGGATGACGATGGCACTATAATTTATCATCCTGAGCACTTGAACCAAGATTTCAAATGGACATTGGCTGGAGATATTTACTCGTGTGATACTATCAGCGAAGGTCAAAAACTGCTTATCGTAGCCTGTCAAGCAGAAAAATCGAAATACCGCCAATATGATTTTATTTTCTGCTCCTACAACGAGGACGGCACCTACTCCTGGAAAAATGCATTCCATACTAATGATCCACGTTCGTCACTCGAAAACTACGCAGCCGTTCTTTATGAGCAAGTTTCCAAACAGTTAGATGCAGTTAGACTTGCACCGGATATTCGTAGTATCATACAAGCATACCTTCAGTAAGGCGCACAACTTTATCCCGCAAATAAGTTCAAGATTTTATCAATTTTAGTAGACAAATCACAAGAATTGTAGTATTTTAGGATTAGAGAAAAAAGAAGCCTTAAAAACTCTCTCAAGGCTCCTGCATCTTTTTTGTCAACACACTCCACGACGGAGCAAAGATTCCTTTGCCCCGCCGTTTTTTTGCAGAAAAACGCCCCGCCCGATTCGGAAAAGTCGAGGAGACTTGCGGATCGGGTGGGGGTATTTTATGCCGGAAAGGCCCTGTTGCGAGAGCACGTTTGGGTCGTTACTTCGCCGGCTTTGTAAAACATAGGACGGTGGTGGTGATCAGCCCCATCACGGCGAAGATGCCGAGCATACCCTGTCCCGTGATGAGCAGCGCGATCTCAAGATTTGTCATAGTGCGTTCCTCCTTAACCCATGAGCTGCGGCACAAGATTCAAGATCATGCCGCCTGCGAGCACCGATGCGATCTGACCGGCGACGTTCGCGCCGACGGCGTGCATCAGCAGGTGATTGGTGCAGTCCGCCTCCTGCCCCATCTTCTGGATAACGCGTGCGGACAT